ATCAGCTCCACAAAAAGAAGAGTTTGACCAGCAGAAGTATGCGACTCCGCAACAGCCTGCAAGGTTGGACGCAAGGACTGAGCAATGGGCTAAAGACAACGAAGACTGGTTCCGAAAAGATAAAGCACTTACAGGCTTTGCATATGGAATTCATGAAGAATTAGTTACTCAGGGGGTTGACCCCACCAGTGAAGAGTATTTTACTACGATTGATGAGAGGATGCGTGAAGCGTTCCCTCACAAATTTGGTCAACAACGTAGACAAGACTCTATCGTGGCTCCAGCCACGCGAACTAATAAAGTCTCTACGCAAGCAAAGCTGACCAAGTCCCAAGCGCATATCGCCCAGCGCCTTGGTTTGACTAACAAGCAATATTGGGCGCAACTACAAAAGGAGCAACGGTCATGACAAGCCGTAAGCCTAGGGAATCCTCTACCCGCGAACAAACAGAGCGCAAGAAGACATGGGCGCCTGCGTCTAGGATACCGACACCGGAAGCCGAAGATGGCTACTCGTATCGTTATATTCGGACATCGATGCTTGGTCAGGCAGATAACACTAATGTTTCTGCTAAGTTTCGCGAAGGCTGGGAACCAGTCAAGCATTCGGACCATCCCGATTTACAGGTCATGTCAGATATAGACTCTCGTTTTGAGGGTAATGTTGAAGTTGGCGGACTTCTGCTTTGCAAAAATAGCAAAGAGAATGTAGAGGCTCGCCAAGAATACTTGCAAGATATTAATGATCGTCAAATGGAATCGGTAGACAATAGTTATCTCAGGGAAAACGACCCAAGGATGCCTCTGCTGAAACCTGAAAGACAGACCAAGGTATCTTTTGGTAGCGGCAACTCTTAGTTTTACTTAAGGGGTGTCGCTAATAAAATATGTAAGGAGATAAAATGTCTTCATCTAGCACCCCTTATGGGCTGGTTCCGGTTCAAAAAATCGGATTCCAAAACTTTACAGGTGCGTTTCGTGAATATCCTGTCAAGGCAAATAACTCTGCCGCCATCTTTAATGGCGACTTGGTTGTTCTGTCTACAGCAGGTTTGCCAAGCGCAGTAGGTACAACACCAACAGCGATTAAGATTCCAGCCACTGCCGCAGATGCGACAGCAGGTATTATGGGAGTCTGCGTTGGGTCTCGATTTATCGACGCCAACAGTTCGCAACTCACTTTCCGCAACTTCTTGCCAGCAGGTCAAATCACTGCTGGTGCATCAGAGGTATTTGTTCGTGTGCATGACGACCCCGATACGATTTTCCGTATCAAAGGTTCAGCCGCACTGGGAACATTTAACAGCGGAACAAACGGATCTGGCTTTGCTGGAGCAGTCGGCATGAATGCCGCTATTGCTTTTGCGGGCGGATCAACCTCTACAGGGCTGTCCGGTGTAAACCTGATTGTTGGTAGTAACGGTGGAAGTTTAGCCGCGACTTCAACTCTCGCACTTCGTATTATTGAAGTGGTCCCCGGAACAGAAAGTGATGCATATCCAGAGTTTTTCGTTAAGTTGAACGTGGGTGTTCATTCATATCAGAACTCACTTGGACTGGCATAAGGAGATAAGAAATGGCGATTTCACGTTCCCAGCTCCTTAAAGAGCTACTTCCGGGTCTCAATGCGCTATTCGGTTTGGAGTATGACAAATACGAAGACGAACACGCAGAGATTTATGAGACTGAAAACTCAGAGCGTTCTTTCGAGGAAGAGGTCAAGCTGTCAGGCTTTGGCGCCGCTCCTGTGAAGAATGAAGGTGCGTCGATCACATTCGATACAGCGCAAGAAGCCTTCACCTCTCGTTACAACCACGAAACTGTGGGGCTTGGTTTCTCCATCACTGAAGAAGCAATGGAAGACAACCTGTATGATTCACTGTCTGCCCGATATACAAAAGCCTTGGCTCGCGCTATGGCGTATACAAAGCAAACAAAGTCAGCCGCCCTGTTGAACAATGGCTTCACCACATTCAATTCTGGTGATGGAGTAACGCTGTTCAGCACATCTCACCCAACAGTGGGTGGTGGTACTAACCGCAACCGCTTGTCAACAGATGCCGATCTCAATGAGACTTCTCTTGAGCAGGCGGTGATTGACATCGCGGCGTTTACGGATGAACGGGGTCTTCTGATCTCTGCTCGTCCTCGTAAACTGATTGTTCCCCCAGCACTGATGTTTGTGGCAACTCGTTTGTTAGAAACAGATCTGCGTGTTGGAACAGCGGATAACGATCTCAATGCGGTCAAAACCAATGGATCGATTCCAGAAGGCTATCGTGTCAATCACTATCTGACTGACACCGACGCTTTCTTCATCGTCACAGATATTCCAAACGGTATGAAGCACTTCGTGCGGACACCGATGCAGACATCTATGGATGGTGATTTCGATACGGGTAATGTACGCTACAAAGCAAGAGAGCGTTATTCGTTCGGGGTTTCAGACCCACTAGGAATCTTCGGTTCACCCGGAGCGTCCTAACAAGGAGGGGGGTTCGCCCCCCTTTTATCCTGACAGAAAGTTCACTTGAACTTTTTGACGCTAGCCAAGACAGGAGAATGACATGGCTAATACAACTTTCAGCGGTCCAGTTCGCTCAAAGGGCGGCTTTACGTCTATCAGCGAGAATGCCTCTACAGGGGCAATCACAACTCTTTCCAGCATCAGTTCCACAGGTGTCGCTTCGTTTGATGCAAATACTTTGACGACTGAAGCAGGCACTGGCATTACAGGCGGAACAGGGACTGTATACAAAAGCTCCGTGCAAAGAGTCGGTGGTGTCATCACCACAACAATATTCATAGACCTGACAGGGTTAAGGTCCACAGCAAGTGGCGATATCATCGGGGTCAATGGAACATCAAATCCATGTCATATTGGACAGATTACTGCCGCGCAAAACGGAACAATTATTGCAGGTAGTATGGAGTGCTTCGAAGCCCCTACTGGCGGCGACCCTGATATTAATGTCCACTCTGCGACTGAAGGTACAGGTGTTGAGGATGGTGCTATTTCTAGCTTGACAGAGACCTTGCTAGTCAATTCAGGTGATGCGACTTTGGGCAGTAAGGTATTTTTTACGGCCTTCCCTGCCGCAGATGAGTTCTTATATCTGACTCTAGGTGCAACTACTGATGCAGATTACACAGCAGGTAAGTTACTGATCACTTTGATCGGCACTGCGTAAGGGGGCCATCATGGCAAATTCTGATGTCAAGGTAAAACTCATCAGCGATGAAAATGCTTCAGACGATGATCGCATTGTTACAGCCGCCCGCCCAGACACAACAGCAACACTGGCAAACACCACCTTTGCAGGTGGTGGAGCTAGGAACATTATTGTCACTACTACCGGAACTGGCGATAACGGGAAAACGACCACCATTACAGGCACTGATGTCTTCGGTAATACACTGACTGAGACCATTACTTCTACTGGTTCTGCAGAAGCAGTGGCAGGGACAAGTCTGTTTTTAACTGTGTCGTCTGTAGAGTGTTCGGCAAAATACGCCGCCAATATCAAGGTTGGTTCTGGAACATTGTGTGCAGAAGCTGTCAGGGGTGACCTGCGGTTGAGGCTCAAAGGTCTTTCTGTTGTTTCGGGGGGTACTGCTGGAGATGTCGATTATTTTAACGGCACACCAGAGTCTGGTACGAACTTATTCCAATCAAGAACAATCGGTACAGATAACACGACTGTGGACAGAACAATCCCCGCAGAGGGAATACTGTTTGACAGTGGTATGTCGGTTAAATATACGGTTGGAACCATAGATAAGATCACAGTGTTCTTTGCATGACTATCAAGTATCGTGGTGAAACATTTTCGGGGTACAACAAAGCAAAGCGTACCCCGAATCACCCGAAGAAGTCTCATGCCGTTTTGGCAAAAGAAGGCGACAAAGTCAAACTGATTAGGTTTGGTCAGCAGGGAGTGAAAGGTGCAGGCAAGAACCCGAAGAGTGCGAAGGATAAGGCGAGGAAGAAGTCATACTACGCCCGTCATGGTCCAGCTCCAAAAACAAAACTCTCCGCAAAATACTGGTCACATAAGGTCAAGTGGTGATGAAGGGCAAGAAGAAAGTCAACAAGGTAATCAAGGGTCTGAAGAAGGCTAGCAAGACTCATGCGGCTCAAGCCAAGGCTTTGGAAAGCGTCACAAAAATGGAGAGTGGCGGATTGGTTCAGCCGAATGTAGAGAAGGTTGCGGCAATGCGTCGAGATCGCAGGGCGCTGGATGGTATCGCACAGCGGGGACAAACGAAAGGGAGCCTTGTCTGATGGAGCGTTATCAGAAGGCATTGCAGGATTTGTTAGTCCAGAGTCAACAGCCTGAGATAACAGACGATCAGATCCGACAATTTATTCGTGGAAAAAGTGATCGTGAGATTGCGAGAGTGATGATGAAGATAGGCATTGATGTCAATCGATTCGCCAGAGCGATCAATATGCCAGTGAGCGAGGTAAGAGAAAGATTTGAAAAGGTTTTACCAGACGCTCGTGCAGATAATGAAAGACTCAGATTATCACAGGAGCTACAGCAGGGACGACTTCTTGCGGCTAATCAAGCCCGCGAAGGACAACAACAAGATTCGAATAATATTCAAAGACGGAAGCCCAATGGCATTCGGGACTTGGGCGTTTCTTAGCCCAGAAGCAGAGCAAGGCTATATTCATGGAACAAGGAAAATACAGCCAGAAGACTTTGAGGGAGAAGATGGAACACTCTGGTTCATTGACTTTGCCGCTCCTTATGGAAACTGTCGCGAATCTGTTCGATATTTCAGAAAGTTCATCTGCACTTTATATGGACCGCGAACTAGGGCCAAGATTAAT